CTTTCGTCTGCTTTATCAGTTGCCCAATCTACTGCTCTAATCATTTTTGCCTTTCTAAAAATTTTTTAAAGTAATCGCCTTTTTCTATTTGATGTAAAGTCCAATGACTATCACCAAGGCCGTGTAAAAATTTATCTCTGTCTAAATCGTAATTAGGGTTTTCAATATCTTCTAAATTACCAGCGTTCATAGGTGTTAGATAACCTGTCGGATGAGTTACAAACAATGCCTTGCCTTCTATTATGGCTGGCGCACCAGATGAAGATGTAAACACCACAACAGCATAACTATCTTTTACTTCTTCTATTAAATTAGGGTAGTTGTTTCTAGGAGAGTGAACATCAAAATCTTTTATTTCTTGTTTTGCCTGATATAATTTTTTAATATCTTCTTCAGCTGTAGGGTGACCCATACCACTATGAGTTCTTACAACAATATGTCTATCTGTATGTTCTCTTAATTTCTTTGCCGTTTCTATGGCCCAATCAGCAGCGTTTACACCGTGACCTGAATAACCACCCTCACCTCTATTACAACATACATAAATTTTTCTACCTGTTTTTGTATATGGTTTTACATCTATTTCACAAGTCTTTTTCATATATTCCCATTTATCAGGTTTAGGATTATCATTAAAATAATTTGTCTCATTAGGAAAAACTTTACCGTAAGCAATTCTAACAAATGAATTNTTTAAATGTTGTCTTACTTTTTCATAAGAGTTTAAAACATTACTATCAAAATACCAAATTTTACCATCTGGTTCGTATCTTTCTATAAGTCTTTTTCTTAAAGTTAAGCCAACTCTTGCTTCTTTTTTAGGATATGTTCTTTGATAATTAAAACAAAATACGTGTGAGTAACCATTTTTAATTTTACTTTCTGGCACTAACTCTGCTCGCCAGTTATCATTAGCTAATTGACCAACACCTTTAGCAAAAGCCTTGACCAAATCTGCTTTATAACCCATTGCTGTGGTTGTTTGTGTATAAACGCCTATCGTATTCATTATAAATCTATTTGAGTTGTATCTTTAAATGTATCAAACCACTCATCAGCATAATGGCAATCTTTATAATTTTTAAAGTAAGGGCCACCCTCTGTATAATGTACTAACTTAGCGTGAGTATTATATTCATATTCACCAACTAAATGATTCCACTCTACATCAATATTACCTATTAGTTTTTCATCTTCTAACCATTTAAATTGGTGTAGTTCTAAACCTGTGGCACTATTAACATAATCAGGTGTCAATGCTGTACACTTAGCATTATTAAATACCATCATACTAGACCAATTTTTTTTAGGGTATGCTGTTTGTGGTTGATTCATAAATTTAATTGTACTAGTAGGTGTGTAATCGTGTTGTACACATTGAACAGCATATTTTGTAGTTCTTTGTCGCCACAATAATGATATATCAGCACGAGCTAACATATCACAATCCATAAAAATAGCGTGGCCAGAATAATTACAAAGATAAGGTACAAGAAATCTACTAAAGGCAAACTCGGTAGACTGTATCTTTAATCTCTCTCTAACAAATATATCTTTTATATTTTCTAATCTAATTGGTGTAATTGAGATAGGTTGTGTTGAGTGTTTTAATAAACTATGTGATAGTGTACTAAAAGCCACCTTTTCATTGTTATCGTATCCTACAAATATTCTAATCATTATAATTTTCTTACTATATGTTTTCTTAATTCTTTTACAAAAAACTCTAACTTGTCTATTGCTGAAATTAAAGTAGGGTCTGTAATATATTTACTTTGTTCTTTTAACTTATCGTATTCTTTAATACTTATTTGAACCATAGGAGTGTAATCTCTAGTCCCTTCATTCTCATAAGTTCTATCGTGTTCGTCTGTTGTGTGGTTTGGTACAGTTGGTTCAGTATCATAAGTAGCACCATTTTCATCTGTATATTTGCTTTCTCCGTCTAAATACAAGTTTGTCATTTAAATCTCCTTCATTACTTGTTTACTAATTGACCTTGTGATTTTCTTTCTATGTCATTGTGGTCAAATTCTGCCCAATATAACTCAAATGCTACACCGTCTTCTAGTCCTATAAATTGATGATACAAACCAGGTTTGACTTGCATAAAGTCTCCTGTGTTTAATATAGTTTCATCAACTAGACCCTCTTGTTTGCCTTCTTGCCATACTTTAACCATCATCTTACCTGACTCTACAAAGAAACCATTCCATTTAAATTTATGTTTGTGTACTGAACACGCTACATCTTTTTTGTATTGTATTCTGTGAAACTCTAATACTCCATTAGCGTGTATTAGTTCCGTTTGTCCCCAAATTTTTCCTGCTTTCATTTTAACATTACTCCTGCGTCTTTTCTTCTTTTACCTTTTAAGTGGTCACAATACTCAGCCATATATGTATCAGGCCAAGGATTACCAACTTTGTCAACTGTAGGTGCTAGATTGTGAGTTTTTATACCGTGTAGATATTTTCTTCTTACACAATCCCATACATAACTATCGTGCCATTCTCGTTCTTTGAATAACAAATCTTTTGTATAATACCTTCTTAAATTATATATAAAACTTTTTGTGATAGGTTCCTTTAAATTATAACCTACAAAACCACATTCACTATAATAACTTGGTCTATCTATAAATGAGACAGCACAACTCTCTGGTAAAAACTTTCTTATTACTTCTTTCTCTGTTATGGTTTTCTTAAATATAATATCAGCGTCAGCCCAAAACACATAGTCATAATCACAATCAAGCATTAAGTGTGTCTTAGCAAATATCTTATAGGCAAATCGTATAGCGTCCATCTTATAGTCTGTTGTAGTTTCTTTATGTTTTTCATATTGACTATCTACATTTTTTGGTGAGTTTCTATCAATAAACTCTTGTAATTCTGGATTGTATTTGTGTATGTCTCTAAAGAAGATACCCTCTTTTGCTGGATGCCAACCCTCGTGGTAAACATATAGATCAAATGGCCAATTATATGACTCAATAAAATTATGAGCATAGTAGTCGTATAATCTTTTATTAAATGTTGTTACTAATGCTATTTTCATAACCTGCCCTCATAATATAATAACTATCTACAATGTCTGTAATAGGATTGTTTAGTGTTTGTTGGTCAAATGCTTTCATTAAATCAACGCCTTGTGTTCTTGTAAATGTCTCATACATTTTTTGTTTATCAGCATTACCTTTACCTGTTGCCAGTTTTTTGACAACACTAGGTACAATTGTTTTACAAGTAAATTTATCTTGTAGTCTGTATTTAAGAATACCACCGTTTTCAGCGATTTGAAATATTGCTTGACCTTTAGAGCCGTAAGAATAACCCTCAATGAATACGTGTTTGTTAATTTGTTTTTTATGAAGTGTGTCAAGTATATGTAATACCCAACTAGATAGATTACTAAATCTTTCAATAGGACTTTTCCATTCTTTATGTTCATAACCAATAACATTTTCTAACATTTTACCCATATACTTTTTCTTACTTGTTAAGTAATAGAAATAGCAATCACTAAAAGCTGTGCCACCATTTGTTGATACACAAACAGCAGGACTGTTTAAACTATAATCAATTCCAACTATCGTCTTCGTCTTTGTTAATCCACTGGACATCATCATCCTCATTATCTACTTCATATCCACAAAAGGGACAAGTAAACGGTTGTAAATCTTGTTCTTCAACATCCCATATTATGGTATATTTAGTTTCGCAAGAGGAACAGGTTTTTTCTACTTTGTTTGCCATTATAGTTTAAAAGTTTTAAATTGATCTTTCTTTACATCTTGTTTTATTCCACCAATAACATATGATTCTATTTCTGTTTCTTGTGGAGCATTTTGTGTTGACCTACTATTCAACCAATGATCTGTCCAAGGTAATGGATTTGATCTTTGTTCATAAGCAGGTGTTAATTGTATGCCTTTCATTCTTCTATTGGCAGTATATTCTACAAATTGATGTAATAATTTTTCTGATAAACCTATCATTGAACCTTTGCTAAACAAGTAAGTTGCCCAACGTTTCTCTTCCTGAACAGCGTCATCATACATTTTATAAACTTCTTTTTCTGTTTCTTTTATAATCTTTGTGAAGTCACTATCTTTTTCGTAGTCTTTCCAATTATTAATTATTCTTTGAGACATTGCTAAATGTTGGCTTTCATCTCTAGCAATAAAAGATATAATCTTTGCTGAACCCTCTAGTTTCTTTAATTCACCAAAGGCAAACGAACAAGCAAATGAAACATAAAATCTTAAGCCCTCTAGTATGTTTACTGATACCATAGCTAAATATAATTTCTTTTTAAGTTCATATATATCAACTTTAGACTTATCTATTGTCCATTGATAACCCATTTTAATTAAATCATCATAGGTCTTTGTAACACTTTCTGCTCTTTTTTCAATCTTTTCATCTTGTATAATAGTATCAAATACTTCACCTGGTTGTGAGTATAAGTTTTTAATAATGTATGTATAACTTCTACTATGAATTGTTTCCATAAAGTCCCAAGTAATAATAGCACCCTCTAATTCTGGTAAAGATACAAAAGGTAAAAATGCTAAACAAGGGCCTCTACCTTGTACACTATCTAACATAGTTTGATACTTTAAGTTAGATGTAAATATAAATTTTTGTTCTTCTCTTAATTCTAGGTAATCGTTTCTGT